AGATCAAAAGGCCGTGGGTGTCCATATTGTGCTGGCCGAAAAGTTTCCATTGATAATTGTCTTGCAACCACTCACCCCGAACTTGCCGCGGAATTACATCCAACGGAAAATAAAGATTTAACTGCGGAAAACATTACTGCTGGGTCAAATAAAAAATTAATATGGCAATGCAAAAAAGTGAAAGAACATAAATGGCCAGCAGAAGTGCGCGATAGATCAAAAAAAGGCAGTGGGTGTCCATATTGTGCAGAATCAAAAGGAGAAAATAAAATTTCAGAGTTGTTGAAAATTATGGGTCTGCCATTCAAAAGGCAAGCCAAATTCAAAAAATGTAAGAATAAAAATGTGCTTCCCTTTGATTTCATCGTCAAGCTACCGAACGGAAAAGGCTTCTTGATAGAATATCAAGGAATTCAACATTACGAGCCAATAAGAAGAAGCAGATCTTGGACAAAGAAAAAGACCATGGCTCACTTCAAGGCGATCCAAGAAAGAGACAAAATCAAATCAGAATGGGCCAAAAAAAATAAAATACCATTGCTCGTCATCCCATGCTGGGACCATGAAAAAATGCCAAAGTTGATTGAGGAGTTCGTGGAATTAATTAAACGGGACGAACCCAAATATACTTCTTCTTAAACGGAACCAAGATGTTGTAGTCGCCCGTATTCGCAGACTGATAGAGAGCCCCGCCCAACTCAACCACCGAAGGATCGCCCGGATTTCGTTCGTGTTGCCTGGCAAAGATTTCGTAAAGCCGATGCCAGTCAATGTCGTCGACCCTGCCCGCCAAGTCGGAGAGTCTAACCACCCGACCAGATCCTTTGAGTTCTTGAACCTTGGACATGACGCTATTCCACATGACGCCGCCCGGCTTAAGCCCCTGGAGAACGTCCTCGGGAGACTCGCCCCCGATTATCCTCTTGGCATACTCCTCAACCTTCCTGTCTGCGGCTGGACCCACGCCCTTCGCGATACTATTCATCGCATGTCTTATGTCGTCCGCCGCATCCTCGTTCAGCCACTCATGGAATGTCTTCATGCCCTATCTATGCCTTCTTCTCATACTTTTCCTTGGCAGTCACCCTCCTGCACTCCTTGCACTTGCTGGCATAACCGTCCGCCCGGCCCTTGTCCGTGCCGTATTCCGAGAATAGGAGAACTTGCTTGCACCCGAGGCACTCCTTCTTCCCCTCGGCCGCATGGGGATTGGCCTTCTTGAGATGAGGCTTGGGCCTGCTGCCCGCTATGTGCCCTCCCTCACGCTCACAGATGTACCGGCCGTTGCGGGCTATGTTCTTGTCGTAAGTCAATCTAAGAGCCTCGTGGGTCAATTGGCAGTACTCACAGAAGACCGAAACTTTGTCGGTGGCGATGTGGGTGTTGTAATATTTTTTGGCTTTGTTGCTGTCCATTTCTTTCCTGTGCTTCGCGTAATCAATCCCGGTTAGTTGCTGTCTGTATTCATCCGCCCAGTTCCTTATCTGGTGGTAAGGCATACCGAAGTTGGTCTCTGTATAGACTTCAAAGTCCCACCCGTTCTTTGCAGAGAACATCCTGCTGTCCGAAATCTGTTCCTTGAACTCATCGACCCTGTCCAAGGGCTTTACCTCTATGGCCTTCTTCCTTCCGTCCTTGAAGGTCACCAGACAGTCCAAACACCTACCACGGCCCTCCCAATTGAACCCGATCTGTGTCTCAAAGAAGTCCACGCTATCGTCTTTATCCAAAACCCAACACAGTCTCAATTCGTAGGACGAACCGAAGAAAATCCACTTGTCCATTTTGGCCGACTTGAACCAGCCTTGCCTCTTGGAATTTTCATATTTATTGACTGCGTGTCCTGCGGCGGCGATCTCGGACAGTTTCTTTTTGAGTTCTTTGCCCTTATCAGTCTCATAGAAGGCCTTCTTGGCCTCCGCCATCTTCTGGCAGGTTTCGGGAGAGCGTTTGTAAGAATTGGTTTCTGATATCTTTTTTCTACCCTCGTCGGTATAGCAGCAGGTTCTGCACTTGAAGACTCCGTGCTTCCCGATGTTCAAGGCCGCCGAGTCCTTGCGTAAGGTTTCCACCCCGTCGCACCCCGCCATGCCGCACTTGATTGTGATCCGATCTGTCGAAAGGAAGTCATAATAAGTCTCTTCCATCTCTTCCATGTTCATTTGCTCTTCTCCTTTTTATCTTTGAGCGTCTTTTTCATGGACTCCGATATCTTGTGCTTGGTCCCAGCGGACCGTTCGGGCATCTCCACGCCTTTGTTCCAACCGGCGGTCTGGCCGAACACGAGATTCCCCTCCCATACCTCTGGGTGATCCTTCATGAACTGGCTCTTCCTCTTAATGACCTCTTCGGTCTGGAGGGCCTTCACAGACTCGGACAGCTTAGCCCGCCACTCTGGGGTCTTCTCCTTGCCCTTCTGGCAGCAGCTCTTGCAGACCTTCAGGAATGGCTGCTCGCCGATCATCCAGGGCTTCTTGGCCTTCACAGACCTCTCTCCACCACACTCGGGGCATTTGATTTGGTGCATGGGTTTCCTCTTGCCCTAGCAGAGTACCATCTTTCCCGATTTCCCGAAACAGAATTTTGCTACCTCGCGAAACAGTCTTTTGGCAAAAAGTTATTTGCGGGGGTAAACAAAAAACCCTCCGGTCTTGCGACCGGAGGGTTCTTGTGCGAAAATGCCTTGAAAACAAGGTTTATTTTCAGATGACGAAATTGGCGACGCTGAGGCGAGCGTAGAACTTTGCTCCCTCTCTCAGCAACTTCTTCCCATATCGAGTCAGGATTCCCTTGCGAGGACAGAACGACTCGGGATCGAGGACAACTGGGGTCTGGGTGAGTGGCACGTACGGGCAGTAGAAGTAACCACTGTCCATATAGCTGTCACCCTTGTAGCCCATGAGGATCTGTCCCGTCGGGAACAGCGGATCCTTGTAGAGTCTCCAACGGTTGTTCACGGTGCCGACATACTGGATGCCGAGCGACGATGTGAAGCCTTCCGAGGGGGCCGGAGCGAAACCAGCGGTGGCTGTCTCGAAGATCGAGGCAACTTCGGGGCTGGTGACGAGCCAGTTGCAGCCGCCGCGGAGCGTCTTGCGATGCACCACGTTGCTGACTTCGACGACCTTGACGTAGAGCGACTCATACTTTTCCTTGATGGTGTCACCAAGGGCAGTATTGAAGTCCCACGAGGCGACTGTGCCCGCGTTGTTGCGGAGGTCGCTGAGAACTTCACGGTCGATCTCAAGGTTGATCTCTTGCGCCAGAACGGCGGTGAGTTCAGCCTCGGCGTCGAGGTTGTGCTGGCTGCGGAGGTCCTGCTGGGCCTCGTAGCTCCACACGGCCTTCAACTTACGGGTCTTGGCAGCGATCTCTTCCGACTCAACGACGAGGTTGATTTCGGGGAGGTCCTGGTTGCATTCCATGTTGTACTCGTACGAGACGGTAACATGGTTGGCACCCGGGTCGCTGTTCCAAGTCAGGCCCATCTCGCCTGTGGTCAGGTTCAGCGTGGCACTGGTGACCTTGGCCGAGGGCGATCCGATGTCGTGGAACGTGAACGAGCCGCTTTCCGAGACCACGAAGGTCTGGACGGCGACGTTACCGTCATAGACGGTGCCGGTCACGGTTCCGGCGAGAACCGGGGTGTGCTCAAGCGTCACGCTGGTGCTGGTGCCGCCGGCGTCTGTGGCACTCGTCTCGTTCTCAACGAACTGGTGCGAGTAGTAGACGCTCAGGTTGGCATCGCCGCTGGCGAGCTGCTGGAGCGAGTTGGCGTCGTCTGTGGGGAAGCCGCTCTTGACGGCTCCACGGACGCTGCCCTTGTTGCTGCCGTATCTAAAACGGAGGTAATAGACAAGGCCGGTCGGGCCGAGCAACGGCTGAACCGAGACCACCTTATTGGCGATCAGCTGGGGGTAAATTCTACGGACGAGCGGAATCGAGATCCTCTTGAACTGGGCTACGTCGCCCGAGTCTGTCGAGTTCTCGTTGATGAGACGCTGGTTTTCGAGGAGAACGGCAGTGCAAGAACGTGTGTACTTGTCGCTTATGTTCTCTAGCAAACCTGTTTGCGCCCAACGAGATTCCAGCTCCCTTGCTTCATTTAGAAACTTTGCATTTGCTTGCATGGTTATGATTCTCCTTGGTTTAACTAAAGATTCTAATTAGTCGTTGTTTTTCGTTCCGGCTAGGACCTGCATTTGACGAAGCAGGTCAGGATCGAGACTTTCGACCAATGTTGTGTCAACGTTTGGCTTCTTTTCTTCGGACTTATTGTCATTCCATTCGGCAACAAGCTCAGAGTCGTTGACGGCACGTCCTCTCCCCTGCACATTCTTTGCCTTTTCTACTCTTTCTTTCTTCTCAACCTTGGCTGATTCGGTGATGACCTTTTGGGTCTCTCTGACAGCTTCGTTGAGTTTTGTGTTCTCGGCGCTCAGTCTGATGTTTCTCGCCTCCAGGATCTTGACCTGGCTCTTGAGTTCTTCTGACTTGCGGGCGATCTCTTCAACCTTCACGTTGTTAACGCCGGCGAACTCTTCGTCCCCGATGTAGTTGGCAACGCATTCCACGACCTTGTCGAGGGTGGATTTGTGCTCCACCAGTCTCGGGTCATTCGTGATATCTTTGTGGGCCGACTCATAGATCTCGGCGCCCTTGTACTGAAGGAAGGCGTCGACCTTATCGACCATGTATTCCTTCATCTCTTGGAGTTTTGTGTTGAACTGCTCGTACATCTCGACCTCGAGGTTCTCGTTCTTGCCCTTTTCGGCGAGGAGCATCTGGTAGGCTTCTTCGTAGCCTTCCTCCATCGACGACTCGAACTCCTTCTGTTGGGTTTCGAGGCGGCCGCGGAGATCTTGGATGATCGCGTACGCTTCCTTGTAGCCTTGGATGGCGGTCTCCTCAGCTGTCTTCAGTTCGTCGGAAAGTTCTGCATAGGCTTCCTCGAGCTTGGAGTTGAATTCCAGCTCGCAAGCCTGCTTGGCACCTTCCAATTCGTTCTTGACTGCCTCGGTGACTTCCGCAACGGCGTCCTCGGGGAGCAGTTTGGTCAAAGCCTCTACAATTTTTTCCATTATTTGTTCCTCTCTTTAATTTCTCTGGCTTGTTTCTGGACAATCCCGCCGAAAGCAGCAAGAATGAGCTCTTTGCTCAGAGTATGTATGCTACTAGTTTCATTTTTTACACCAGAATGAACTTCTTGCTGGACTGTTTTCGGACTAACGCTCTCTTTGGAAACCACTTTTTCCTGGAAAGCTTGGCTGGTGCTCGGATCGGCAACTGCGTCAAAGGTTATGAGTTTGTAGCTCTCGCCGATGACTAGAATGCCGTTCTCGTTCACTTTGCCGTTACCAACTCCACGGCTGCTTATTCCCACTCTGACGCCATCATTGATGAGCGCCCTGAGGATTTTGCCGTGGGGTGTGTTCAGTATGACCCCTTCACCCATGAGGGTCTTTCCCTCCCACCAGAGTTTGGTGATCTTGTGGGATGCGTTCGTAAAGTGGACTATGCTGTCCGTCGGATGGTCTAATTCGCCGATGAGGCCTCCGCTGGACATGGTTTCCATCAAGCTCTTGACATTGTCGTCAAGTACACCGAACGGGTAGGTCCTTTTATTCTTATTGACGGCGTCGGCCTCCTGGAACTTACCTCTGAACTTGACAACGCTTCCACCGGTTCCGGCGGACTCATGCAAGTCCATTTCGTTCAGGACGGCGCAGTTTCCGCCTCCGAGAATTAGTCTGTTCTCGTATACGGTGCCCGGCGTCAAATCGTGTTCTAGCAACAGATTCATGGTTCCCTCCTAGTGTTACTCTTTGACCGACTTGGGCGTTACGCTGGCCTTGGAATAAGGATTCTGGAGGTTCGGCCACGTATCGGCGTCGCCCCAGTGGGCGAGCTGACCGGAGTCGGAGTCCACGCTCTTCTCATTCGCAATCTTGTATTCCCCAGCCTTGGGCACGTACGGGTTATCCAGTTCTGGATAGACTCCCTCGCCGCCCAAGTTGCTCCAGCCGTCGTTCTCTAGTTCGCTGGCGTCGCTCGCGGTGCCTTGCATCTCGGCGGGCGACTGGCTCGTCTTGCCCTTCTTAGCCAAATCGGGATGCTGGCCGTCGGCCGACACCACCGGATCACTGACCTTCCACTCTTCGGGCATCGTGCTTTCCACGATGTCGTACAGGGTTTCGGCAGCCTCGCCGAGCACGTCGGCGGACAGTTCGGCCTCGCCCTTGATTATCGGGAGGAGGCTGTCCAACTGAGCGGCGGCCTCTTCGGCGACGATCTCGTTGTTCTCTTCCTTGGCGAGCTGGTGAACTTGTCTTAGGGCCTCGTAAACATCGACGAAGGCTTGCATCTCGAGTGTCTTGGACTCGTCGAGTTTCTTGTAGAAGGACTCGGCGATTGCCTTGAACTCGGCGTACTTGTCAGCGGCTTCTTCATTGATCCTAGAGCCCGCCAACTTGACGATCTTCGCGACACGGTCCACAAAGTTTTCGTGGATTGTTCTGAGGATTCCCTCGGCCAAGAATCGGCAAGTCTCGTCGTCATAGTTACTGGCCGAAGCAGCCTCAAGGCAAAGTCTGATCTGGTTAGCCAGTTCGCCTTCGGTCAAGTACACGCAGTCGGCGTACTTGGTGGAGATGCTCTCCAGCAACTCCTCAAATGCCTTGTTGTCGGAAAGAGCGTTGGCTCTCTTCAGTTCGACAACGTCTTTTACGAACTCGTTGTTTTCATTTATTTTCTTGCCGTTGCCTCTCTTGACGACGACATTGGTGTTCATGGTATCCCAGTTGAACTTGAGGAGCTTGGCCTCGTTTCTGAGCCTCATGGTCGGAACTCTGACGCTCACGACCTCGTTGTCCTTCCTCAAGACGCTGCACTGATTGACAACTGGACCGTTCTGTGTGAGGTCAAGATATCCGAGCACGTTCTCGGCGATCATGTTCCACTCTTTCATCATCTTCTTTCCGATTGCTCTGTTGAGTCTGGCTCTCACGTTCGCCCTGGCTCTCTTGATGCCGCTCGGGGTCTTCCTCATGCTTATTTTTTTGCCTTTCGTTCTTTTATTGGTGACGTTGGAAGGCTCGTGATGCTTCGCCACGTTGTTCCATCTCACTACCTTGCACTGCTTGCCCTTTCGGCAAACCACTCTTTTTTCTTTTGCTTCTGTGAATATTCTCTTAGTTCTGGGGAGGTCCATCCACTCGGCGAACATCTCATCGGCCTTGGCGGTGTCGCTCTCGATGAGCGAATCGATCATGTTTGATATGATTTCCTTCGCGCCGGCCGTCTCGGACTCCTCGTTGATCACGAGTTGTTCCACGTTGTCAAACTGCACGTGGCCGTTCTTTATTTCGTAGTTAGCGTGGACGAACTCGCCGTCCAGCGACTCAAACAGTACCTCGTCGGGGCCGAAGGAGTTCAGGGAAAGTCCCTCCATCTCCAAGGTAACGGCCAAAAGGTTGGATGCCGCCTCCAATTCCTTCTGGGCGCTCGACAGCGATTCCGTCTTTATTTTGTTGAATGCATCGTAATCGATGAGTTTTCTTTTCATGTCAATATACTCCTAGTCTTTTTCGGCCCTAAAAACCGTGGTTGCACATAGTTCTATATAGTCAGGCAAGCCTTTTTTTTCGACGGATTGGCTCCGGACTCAATGTCATCTGTATAGTATGCTTGTTAACTCAAAAATCCCGAGAGGACTTGAATTTTTTAATAGCAAGGATTATGATAGTGTTATGAACGACCTCAAATCCAACCCGTATAGTAAAAAATCCCACTCTGGTGATTACGGCACCTACCTCAATCTTTTCTACAACTATGTGGATCGTCATTCCGAGCAACCATCGGTCTACGAATACCAGTCGCCCATAAAGATTTCCACCTTTGATAACCTCGAGAAAATCGGGGCAAAAAGGACATTTTTGTGCGAGGTGGAGGGGCGATTGTCTGGTAAGAACCTAGTCAGCAGCACTGAGGTTTGCTACGAATATGAGGACTCCATGGTGTTGCTGTACCGGAAGGAGAGTCTACTCAGAAGGATGGACTATCTTCATCCCGAAGATGACGAGAGTGAAGAGGAAAAAGATTTTGCCAATTACAAGGGAAGGATACTCTACAGATCGCCTGAAACCTTGGCCAAGGTCAAAGAATGTTTCGACATCGAACCCGATACGAATAAGCACAGCAATGTTTATCTCCTTTGTACGATGGAGGGTATGCTTGCTTTACAAAGATTCGACGTGAAACTTCCTCAAGCCATGGACGTGGAGTTGAATTATGGGAGCGGGTCTTCTGAGAAGCTTGGGAAGATCGTGGAGTTGTTGGGCAAGAACAAGAACGGCTTAGTTCTTTTTTCGGGAGATCCAGGCACGGGAAAGAGCACCTTCATCAAGCATTTAACGACCAAGACGGACAGGAAGGTTATATATTTGTCCTCGTCTGCGGCTGAGCAGTTAACGAATCCCGACTTCCTCACCTTCATGATGGGACACAGAAATTCCATACTTTTGCTAGAGGATGCCGAGAAGGTGATCCGAAGCAGAAGTTCAAGCGACAACGGTGCTGTCAGCAACATTTTAAACATTACCGACGGCATATTGGGAGACTGTCTCAACATTACGATCATCGCCACCTTCAACATAGAGCGTGAAAACATAGATTCCGCCCTAGTCCGTAAGGGCAGATTGATTTTCGAGCACTGTTTCAAGGCTCTTCCGGCAGAGGATGCGAACAGGGTCTTGGAATCCATCGGCTCCGAAAGGAGGACGGACTCACCCATGACCTTGGCTGAGATATACAACGACGAAGACAACTTCCACGAGAAGGAAGAGGAGCCGAGGAAGGTGGGTTTTTAGAAGTTCGTTATGGGTTTCGCGTGCATGCCGGCACCCGACACCAGTACTGGTTGTCCTTTGGAATTCATCTGGATCAGTTTGGGCATGATCGTTGGGTTCTTTCTGTACATCTCGTACAAATATGGCTTGCTTGCTTGGTCGGGCTCGTTCATTAATATTAGATTGGGCTGCACCTTCTCTACGTCCGGCCTTCTTTCGTAGTAGAACTTGTATATCGCTTCCGCCCCGTCGCTTGTATCCCCGCCCGCGTGACCTTTGTTCTCCTTTGCGTTTTTTGCGCCGACTAGCCTGTTCACCAAGGTCGCGGACACCAGATATCCTCCCCTCTTTGTCGCCAGTTCCATGGCTATGTCGTAGAACATGGGGCTGTATCCTCCATCCTTGGGCAAGTCGTTGTGCCAGTTGAACAACTTGTATCCTTCCATAATTTGCGTATTTCCAAACACATCGCTCGTTAGGTCGCCCGCGAACTCATATCTGCCGCCCTTCAAGACTTCCAGCCCTATTATCTGGGCGTCATTCATGAAGTAGATTCTAAAGTTCGGTCTTCCTTGGTCGTCGTATTGTATGTTCTCCGGCATGATCGCAGCCTCGGAGAAGAGCCATTGTTTGAAATTAGTCATGCCTTATCTATCTGGCAAGTCCGAAATCTAATCATCTTGACTTTTTAGAGACTCTAGCATCTTTTCTAATTCATCCCTCTCAGCATATATCATTTTCGCTTGATCCGGCCGAAAATAGGGCGAGGAGATATAATCCCTTATTTCGCTCAGTCTATTTTTTATTTCAAACTCGGTCATCCTTCCTCGCTCCAGTCAATATCTTCGCCGTCTATGGATTTGCTGTAGTCTTCCATGCCGAGGTCGTACTTCTTGATGTCCTCTTCTTCCGGTTCGGGAATCTCGGTCGTTATTTCTTCGTCTCCTCCCTCTTCCGGCTGCTGCTCGGGACTTTCCTCCTCGGGCTGTTCTTGTCCTAAACCTTCCTCGGGTGCTCCCTCGGGGGCATCTAGGTTGGGCGTTGGCCCGCCTGGCTCTGTTCCCATTTCTGTCTCGTTGGACTGGACCCCTGGCGTTCCCACGCCCAGCAGTTGTGGATTCTGTCCTATAATCTGGATCTTC